AAAGGGCTGACCGAGTGGTCGGTCACGTGCCTGACGCGACAAGTCTCGTCGACGTCGTCTCTCCACCGGATGCTGATGCGAGTCGTGACCTCGCTCTGGACCTGCGCTGCGGCAAAGAACTCTCGACCCGACACGGGGGAGATGCGAGCCCAGACGGTCGCAAACGGCTCGTAGCTATGAGCGACCTGTCCGCCTGACTGCTGCGTGTCCACTCGACGGAGCAGCGTCACCTCGTGTCTGTACTTTCCGCTCTGCATTTCGCTGCTCCAGTTTCTCGAGTGCCTCCCTTACAGGGCGAGGCAGTCGCCTCCGTATCCGCCTGCAAGTCGAACACGCCATAGATCACACTTCCAACCCGATGCGATGTGGCCACAGCAACTTCTCGGCTCGGTCCATCAGCGTGCTGAAAATCCTCTCGTCGCGATCGAACTCCGCCTCGACATGCAGAAGGATCGCGCTCTTCACATCCTCAGGGAAGTCAGGCGGACTCGTATGCGGCGAATTCTCCAGGTCGGCAAGAGAATCGATATTCAGAAACTGCGTAGCCCATTGCTCAGCTGCGCCGATCAGACGAGTCAATCGCTCATCGTGTCCGGCAAAGCTGCGCTCGACGGAAACTTGGTCCTTCGCTTCGTCGAGCGAGATGTAGCCGCTGATGCTCATCGATAGTGCTCCCGTACCCAGGGTGACCTAGCCTGCACGTCTCGATGCCAGGGATCGTGAACCCCGTGGAACGCGACGACTCTCGCGCCCTTGGGAAGCCTGCCTCCGGCCGGCATGACGTGGTTGCGGTAGGAATATACACCATCAGCCACGCCCCAGAGAACCTCCTGTCGCCCGAGCGAATAGGCGATCCACCCCTGATCACTGCCTCGGCATCCGGCTCGGTGCGCTTTGGCCGGCGACGTCAGTGGATCAAACTCAGTCCACACCTTCGTCCTGGCGCCTGCGCGGACCATCATCAGCGACCCGTTGAACCAGTTGTAGACGATCGACGACCTGGGCTGCACGGTCTGCCCTCCCCAGATAGCGAAGTCGACGTCACGATCGAACAGCGGAGTCACGTCACCCGTCAGAACCATATCGAGGTCGACACTGACGATCCGCTCGCCGATGACGTCTCGCGCCTCGGAAGAGAAGATGAACAGGCGCACGTAGCAGCTCGGGTTCGAAGGGTTACTAGGGTTCGGCACGCTCATGAACTTGAACGATGGCAACGTCCGGATGTCGATGACACGAACCCTGGGATCGATTCCCTGCGGGTCATCGGTGATACAGGTGAAACGATGCGGCACTTTCAGGCGCCGCTCGAACATGCTGCGCGAGACGTTGACGGTGTCAGGCCCGAAGGTCGACCTGTACCCCGGCTTCTTCCATTTCCACACGACGACGTCGATCATAGCGTCTCCCTGTGGTACGGAAACGACAGCACCTTCGGCCGCCATCCCTTCCCGCGCTTCGCCATGATCAGCTTCTTCGCAGCGTCCTGCGGCTGCTTGCGTTTGTATCGGGTCGTCGAGCTGTCGCCGACGTACTCGTGCCTGATCAGCTCGCCGCGCAGCGTCCTGACCGGCGCCGTCATCACGCAGCGTCGCCGCCAGTCGCCGTCGGTGCCGTAGTGACCCGACAGCGCCTCGTCATACCCGCCGACCTTCCAGAACATCGCACGCGTCATGAACATCGAGTTCGGATGCGGATGGATCTTCACGCCCGTGTGCTCTCGCCGGCTGAAGCGGTGGATGACTCCGGGATCGTAGAAGCCATCGACCAGCGAAGCTGCGAGCTCCGCGTCGACGACGTGGTCCATGTCGGTCAGCATCATCCAGCCGTCTAGGGCGTAGTGCGCACCGATGTTCCGGGCGGCCAGCCAGTTCCACCTGACATCGACCTCGATCCTGTAAAGGTCGATGCGTAGCGGCAGGACCCTCCCATTGCCCAGGACGTTCAGCGCAGGGTTGTCAGGTGAGCCGTCGTCGACGACGATCACGCGGACCCGAGACCGCAGTCGCTCCGGGTACGACGACCACTCGCCCAACTGCCTGTCGAGGAACTGCGGGTTCTCGTAGTACGGGTAGATGAAGGTGACGTCGTGCGGAGTGAGCGCGCGCCTGAACTCGACGAAGGGCGCGTCGTCGAAACCAGGGGCGCCCATCAGCGCCACGCCTTCGCGAACCACGACCACTGCCTCGCCGCGTCAGCGTTCTTCGGTTTCTTGCAGAGGACGACCTTGGCAGACTTGAGCATGTCGCTCTTGCCTCGGGTCGTGACCTGCGACAGCCTCGGGAACCATTGCAGCGGCATCTTCGACGCGCCAGGCAAACGTTCGCCGATCCAGTCCTGGTCGCCCCACAGCCGACGCGCGACGTCCGGTCGCCAATCGACGTAGAGGTCGTTGTACATCCCGCCCTCCCAGCACATCACGCTCGAGTTGTACTGCTTCACAACCTTCAGGTCGCCCTTGCCGACGAAGTTCGGCGCGTCATCGGGGACGATGGCGAAGCCCGGCGTGTAGTCGACGACCGGCTGCAGCTCGTCGACGATCAGGACGTCGAGGTCCATGTACAGGATCCTGCCCTGCTGGAGCGCGTCGTGGGCCGGGTTGAACAGTTCCACCTTGGCCCACCAGGCGTACATGCCGGCGGGAGGCGCTATCTCGATCGTCTCCACGCCGGGCAGCGATCCCGGCTGGTCTGTCAGGCACACGAACCTGTGGCCAGGAAGCGCTCTGTCAGCCATGCTCTTGAGCTTGGTGACGTAGTCAGGGGTGAACCCCACGTGCCCCCTGACCAGCACGCAGGCGACCGTCAGGCCGGTCATGACCGCACCGCCACGCAGTAGATCCTAGGCCCGATGTCAACGTAGTGCTTCGTGTACGGTCGGAGCTCTCGCACCGCCTCGCCGACCGGAGCGATCTGGCAGTCGTCGAACACGATGACATCGCCCGGCTGCTGCATCTGCGACAGCGCCATGCCTTCGTAGTAAACCTGCTGCTTCGTGTGCTTCCCGTCGACGAAAGCGAACGGCACTCGCTTACCTTGCTGCAGCGCCCACTCCAGCCAGGGATTCGAGCCGCGACCGAAGAACGTGATCCGGACGCCCGACGCAACGTGGCCTGACACGAACTCGTCGATCGTCTTCAATCCATCGAGCTCAGCTGCGCTGTTGCGGGAGACACGAGTATTCGGGTCTATGACGTCGAGCGACACGACCTCGCAGCCGGCGCCTGAATCCTCGAGCGCATGGCTGATGACGCACGCCGAGAAGCCCTTCGCCGTCCCGATGTCCAGGATCACCTCGCCGCCGACGAATCCCTGCAGCGCCTTACGCAAGAAGAATCGCAGCGTCGTGTAGATCACGCGGCCGTGCTGCCAGTTCGGAGGGTTGACCTTGAGCGGGCACGCGAGCGTCCTCGCCATCGACTCGAGCTTCGCCCGATCAAACGCGTATCCGTGCATTCGCTCGTAGCCATCGATGATCGGGTAGCTGTGACGTCGCTCCCGCTCGAATATCTCGTCGTATTGTTCGACCTTCAGCATGGCACATACACCTCGTCGCTGTTGAGAGCGAAGCTCAGCTTGTAGTTTTTTGAGATGATCCACGAGCGGAGCTGCTCCGCCGTATGACCGTAGAACTCGATGTTGCGGTTGACCTCGACGCCGATGACAGGCCTGCAACGTTCGATCGTCCGCTCCGCGCCCATCAAGGCATAGAGCTCGTAGCCTTCGATATCGAGATAGAACAGGTCGCAGTGAACGAGCTTCATGTCGTCAAGCCTGACCTGCGGAATGGCGCCGCCGCCTGCGACGTGGGTCAGGCCCTCGTGAGTCGGCCGTCCGCTCGCGTCTCGTCGTCTACCAGACATCGAAACCGGGGTGCGCTCGTTACCGAGAGCGGCGCGGATCGCTTCGACGTTGCTCTCCCAAGCGTTGACCTTCAGCTTCGAATACAGCGCCCGGTCCGGCTCGAACGTGATGACACGAGCGAACTCCTCAGCAAGACGCTTCGGAAAGATACCGAGGTTGCCGCCAGCCTGCACGACGCAACGTCGATGCGGCGTCAGTTTCATCGCGGCGTCCAGGTTCTGAAGATCCCTGAAGCTCCACTTGAGGCACGCCGGGCTGCCAAGGAACGCGTCCCACGGCCACTTGCGGCGATACGCACGCAGCTGAGCGAGGTTCAACGTGTATCGCATCGTCATGGCAGGGTCTCCTCGAGAGGCGCACGCCTGAAGCTTCTCATCGCCGTCACGCGCGTGCAGTTGACGACCTCGACCCCGGCGCGGCGTAGATCCCTGGCGAGGATCTCGAGAGCTCGCATCCACGGACCGAACCCTGCGCCGTTAGGAAGCTTCCCTTCGTGCTTACCGTGCCAGTGCTCCTTGCCACCGGTTCTCTGCATGTCGAACCCGAGGAGGACGATCTTAGTCGCCCCGAAGGTAGCTGCGAGATGGATCGCCTGGAACCCGGAGTTGCCGCCGCCGTTGATCGTGTCGGGTTCTTTGCTGAACCCAGCGTTCGTCCCGCACCTGATCCAGTACGTGCCGAACTTGTCACGCGCCATCTCGCTGACGCTCCACAGCTCGGAGGAAACGACGCCGAAGATCTTCGGGCCGTAGACGTCCCAGAACCTGTAGTCAGCAGCGTAGAGCACGTCTGCCCAGGGCGCGAGCTTGAACGTCGCGTTGACGACGATCAGGCGTGCGCGCCCTCGACAGTAGTCTAGGTCTTCTTTCGTGAGGGACGGCCCTGACGCAGCGACGACGACCGTACTCCCCGGCCACCTGCCTGCTGGTCCTCCGACGAATCGTCCGTCGACCCAGACGCCCGGCTTCGCCGCGATCGTGTCGGGGCCTTCTGCTCGGCCTCTTCGTGATCGCCGTCCGCCTCGTCCGACGACCCGGCGCTGTCGTCGTCCGCCGCGTTTCCCTCGTCGCCCTCGCCCTTGGTCGACTGCGGCCCGCCCAGGTCTGCGTTCATGTCCGGACCGGGATCGCCCGCGTTGTTGGGCTCGAGGCTCTGCGGTTCGTGGACCACGGCGAGCCTGTTGTTCACCAGCTGCTTGCCGTACCTGTCATCGACTGTGATGACGACGCCCGCCCGGATGAGACCGAGGCGGCCGTTGAAAGTCTTGAGAGCTCTGACCTGCATGACCATTCACCTCTTCTGCGTTATGATTTCGAGAGAAAGAGGGCGGCGCCTCGCGACGCCGCCCTTCGCCCAGTCAGCCCCGATCAGGTGGTCGAGCCAGCCGGGAAGCTGCCGTGCACGAAGGCAGCGGGACGGGCAACTGCCAACGCGATGCGCTCCTCGACCAGGATCGTGACCATGTTCTTGATGAAGTTGTCACGGTCTTCGGTCGACACGGCGATCGTCGCCTGCTCGCGGTCGAACAGGGTGGCTGCCATCCGGAACGCGCCCACCAGGAACTGATCGTTCGGCATGCCGTCGGACTCGACGACCGGACGACCCCACAGCATCGGAGGCATGTTCCCCTGCGGATTGGCCATGAGGTACCGGTTCTCGTTGTCCTTCGTCAGTTCGATGTTGTGCCAGTCGGTCGGCGTCAACACGATGCCATCGGCGGGATAGAACGCCAGGCGAACCTGCAGAATGGCGTGACGAATCACGTCGATGAACGAGTCGTTCGCACGGTTCAGGGCCGTGTTGTACGCCGTCGCCTGCGGGATCAGACCCAGGATGTTCTCACCCGTGCCGTCGCCGAGCAGGATCTGGTTCTCCTCGACGATCTTCAGGCCATAGGTGAGGCGCCCGTTGATCAGGGTCTGCAGCTGCGGGAAGTCGCTCAGCACCTGACGAGTCGCGTGAATCCAGTGTGCGATGGTCCGCACCGGCACGTCCTCACGCTCGTAGGTGATGTTCGATTCCGGCTTCTGCGCACCCTCCGACACGACGTCGGCGTTGTTGGTGAACAGCAGCTCCTTGATCCACTCGATCAGGTTGCTCGAGGTCGTGCCGACATCGAGCAGGTTGCGGATCGTCAGCGGACGCAGCGGCTCCTCGACGACGCCTGGAAGGCGATCACTCCAGATGCCTGCGCCACCGCTGCCGTCGATCGACGTGATGGCCTTGAGCTCGAACGCCTCGGAGTGACCCTTGCCGCCGCGCTTCACGAAGTCCTTCAGCTGCTGCGACTCGACGAACAGCTCGCCCGCGGTCTTGACGAGGCGCTTCTGCGAAGACTGCTTCGTATCCTCCGCCATCTTCTGCTCGAGGTCAGCCAGTCGCCCGTGCAGCTTCTGGTTCTCCTCGGTGATCTTCGCCATCGCTTCCTTCGTGCCCTCCTGGGCCTTGCCGAAGTTCGAGATGTCGGTCTGCACCTGCTTCAGGATGACATCGGCTTCCTTCGTCTTTTCGCCGATGGCCTCTTTGATCGACGCGAGTAGCGCCTTCTTCTCTTCCTCGTTCATGACAGTAGCTCCTTCGCCGAGAACGGCGATTTCGTGTTGAGAGACTTGATACCTTCGATCAGTTCGTCGAGCACCGGTTTCCCGACGCCTTTGCTTTGGCCCTCAACGTCTCGCAGGAGCCCCGCGTAGCCATGGCCGACGAGAGCCTTGGCCTGCGATCGGGAGAATCCAGCGTCGCGCAGGACCTCCTCGATTTCTTTGATGGACGGAGCGCTGCCCTCGACGAACATGCTCCGCACCTCCGTGATCAGCGATTCCTGGTTCGCAGGGAAGGTCACGATCGAGACCTCCCACAGGTCGATCTCCTTGAGCGTGAGCAGCTTCGTATCACTGTTCCACTCTTCAACGACCGAGTTGAACCCGATCGACATGCCGTCGACCGTCTTGCTCTGCATCAGGGCGCGCGCCTCGCGAGCGCGCTGCACGTCCTTCACGAGCAGCTGGCCTTCGGTGTAGAGGCCGCGCTCGTCTTCGACCATCTTCGTGAACGGGCCGACAGGCTCCGCGCTGCGATGCTGCCACAGCGCAGGAGGCAGGCGATTGCGCGACTGCCACTTACGCAGCGTGTTCGCGAACGCGCCCGGCGCTACGACTTCGCGGTACGCGTCGATGACGTTGTACACGCTGGCGTAGCCTGAGAAGTGACCCTCCTCGTCGACCTCTTTGACGTCGAACGTGAAGTTGCGTACCTTACGCTTCATCGTCGTTACCTCTGCTGTTGCCTGCGTCGTCGAGTCCGAGGAAGCTGCGCAGCGCGTCCCGGACCTGGACGGTGTTGTCGGGCATTGTACCCAGTTTCTCGATCGGTGACATGTTGCTCTGGACTGTCAACTTATCTGCATTCGGCTCAGCGCTCTTCGGCAGGTTCTCCTTGGCCCTCGCTTCGTTGCGAGTGTAGACGCCGTTCTGCGTCATCTGGCTCAGGAACGATGCGCGAGCCTGGCTGTCGCCGCGCAGCAATTCGTCGAGGTTGAACGCGGCATAGTACCCCTGGCCCTGCTCCTCAGGCGTGAGCAGCTGGCGGAAGATCTCCTTCTCGATCGTCGTCAGCACCGGCCCGAGGCCGAGCTTCAGCCAGCCCAGGATGATCTGCTCCACGCCGCTGCCCCACATCGTCTGCCCGTCCGTCGCGTGGTGCACGAGGATCGGGGGCACGTCGTACCAGCTGCAGATCTCCTCGAAGGAGTACTTGCGAGACGACAGAAGCTCGACGTCGATAGGCTTGAGCGACAGCGGCTCGAACTTCGTCGCGTTCTCAGCGACCATCACGCCGAACTGCTTGTCGCTGTCCTGCCCGGTCCCGGTCCCGACGAAGTCGTTGACGATGCGCTTGTACGCCGCGCGCTGGTCCGGCTTGAGCCACTGCGCGATCGTGAGAATGCCGCTCGCCCGCAGTCCGTTCTTGTACGACAGGTTCGCCGCGCGGTCCCCCGCCATCGACAGGCCCAGCGTGTTCGCCGCGTACTGGATCCGGGAGAGTCCCGTGTATCCGTCCATCGATCGATCGATGACGACGAACACGTCATCTGCCGCCAGGTCCTCGTTCTTGTCCCCGCCGGTGATACCCATCGGCCAGTAGCGGTAGCGCAGTCGCCCGTTGTTGTCGAGGTAGGCTGTCATGTACTCCGGCCGCATGGGTCGTAGCCCGACGAGTCGCCCGTTGATCTTGATCTTCCGAGCGTAGCACACGCCCCATGTCATCATCGACGCGACCATGGCCTGCCAGAACTTGGCGCTCGACATGTCCTGGTTCGGGATCGAGTGCAGGATCCGCCACAGCGGATGCGTCCTCTCCTGCTGCGCGCTCTGCCCGTCGGCGCTCCTGTACAAGCACAGAGGCAGGCTCATCACAGTGTTCGCGTACCGCCAGACGCACGCCCACACCGCGCTGATCGACAGCGACAGCTCCGGCGTGATGTTGACGCCGCCATAAGAGCGCGCCAGGTTGACCGGCCCCTGCGCCTGACCGCCGCCGGGCCACAGCCTGAACGTGCGCTTGCCGGTGTCGAACGGAAACCACGTGAAGATCGGTGAGAAAAACGAGCGCAGCCGCGACGGCGCAGGCGCCGAACGTTGCACCACCATCAACTGCTGCGACCTGGCGTTGACCAGGTTCGGCACGCCGAGCGTTTTGTCTGTCATGCTATCGGGTCCTCGAAGAATCCGGCCGAGCCGTCGTCGGTGTCAGAGATCGCGAGCCCGAGCGCCATCAGCACCGAGCAGATGCCGTCGATCTTGTCCGCCGATCGCTTCTTGTCGGGGGCCATGTTCAGGTTCACGTCGTACCTCGGCACAAGGTTTGCAGCGTTCCACTGAAGCACCGGGTTGCCGCCGTGGACCAGCGCGCCTGTGCTGTACGCGACGTCGAGCGCCTGCATCGCGGGGTGATAGCTGCGCGGACCTTGGACGAAAACCTCGAGCTCCAGCCCTTCGTTGGTCAGCTCTGTCACCAACTGCTGGGCGTTCCACGGATCATACGCGATTTTTATTGGGTTTGACATCTGGACATCGGTCAGGATGGCCTGCCTGATGACAGCGTAGTCGACGCGATCGCCTTCGGTGACCGTCACCCAACCTGCCTCGATCCATCCCTGGTACGGAGCGCTGCGCCTTTCCGTGCGGAATCGAGCGGCTTCTCGCGGCACGAAGTACCGCATGAACGGGTACCACCTGCCGTCGTCGTAGAACAGCTGGCACCACGCCGCCATGTCGGTCGTGCTCGACAGGTCAAACGCGCCCCAGCAGCGCAGCCCCTGCAGGTCTTCGAGAGCGAGACGATTCGGACCTGCGCATGCCTTCCACTTCAGGATGTCGATGCTCGCCTTCGCGGCGGACGCCTGCCGGTTCAGACGCTTGATGCGAAACTCGCCGAGCTTACCCGGCATAGTCTTCGCCTCGGCAGCGAGCGCCCTGATCGTCGATCGTAGCACAGGGTTCGTGTCCCACAGCGGGTTCGCCTTGGGCCATTTCGACTCGTCGAAGTCGTCGTCGAGCTTGGTCCCGAGCCTGTCGTCCTCCTCGTCGAGGGAGAAGATCAGCGCCAGGAAGTGATCTGCGTCAACGCTCCCCTGCAGGATCTGCTGCGCGAACAGCCGCACCTCCGGCCACGGGCCCGGTCCTTCGAATCCCTCCGTCGTCGTGTACAGGAACAGGGGATTGCGCCTCGCCCCGGCCGCGTCGCGCAGCACGTTCATCAGGTCGTGTGTCTTGTGGGCGTGCAGCTCGTCGAGCGTAAAGGCTTGAGGGTTCAGCCCGTCCTGCGTCGACGCCTTCGCGTTGATCGCCTTGAAGAACGTCGAGTTCTCGAACCGTCTGATCTCGAGTGAGTACGCCTCGATCCCGTACTTCTGCCGCATGTCGAAGCACCGCTCGACCATCGCCTTCGCGATGCGCCACACGACCTTGGCCTGGTCGCCCGTCGTCGCGGCGGCGTAGATCTGCCCGCCCAGCTCACCCTCTTCGCACATCACGTAGAGCATGATCGCAGCGGCGAGCGTCGACTTCGCGTTCTTGCGAGCGACCGCGAACAGCGCGACGGAGAACCTGCGCATGTTCTTGTCGGCCCAGAACCCGAACAGGTTGACGATGAAGAACACCTGCGCCGGCACCAGCACGATCGTCGGCGTGTCCCACGTGCCCTCGACGTGGGGCAGGCACTCGATCCACCGGCAGACGTACTCCGCCCGCGCGTCGTCGAACCTGAACGGCGCGTTCTTCGCCTTCGCCCGATCGAGATCTCCGAGAAAACGCTTCGCCGCGAGTCGCGTCCAGATGTTGTAGCGCTCGCCTCTCGTGTCTGCGACGGCGTGCCTCGCGTAGTCGATCGCCATCCTCACGAACTTCGGCGACCGCGATTTGAGGTCGTTGAAACGGTTCTTCGGTCGCCCTCCGATGTTCTTCTGTTTCGGGGTTACGTTCTTTTGCAGTTTCTTCGTGGCGTTGCGCGCACGCTTCGCTGCTTTCCCCCCGCGTTTACCCGCCGAAGTGAGCGCCGCTCTCGACGTCCTCGACAGTTGTCTCTTCGGTGTTTTCATGTCAAGTAGCCTTGGCTTTTTCGAGGGAGGGCGTCGCCTTTTTTCCTCCTTCATCCC